ATGAAGATTTCTTTAGTTGTCCCAGTATATAACGAAGAAGATACTATACATATCTTCTATGAAGCTGTCCGAAATAATCCTGACCTACAAGGTAATGATTTTGAGATAATATTTGTTAACGATGGAAGCAAGGACTCGACTGAAACTATAATTAAATCTATTGCTATAGCTGACCCATTAGTTAAAGCAATTAGCTTTACTAGAAACTTTGGCAAGGAGGCTGCATTATTTGCTGGGTTAGAGAGTTCAACTGGTGATGCTGTTATCCCTATCGATGTTGATCTTCAGCATCCAATAGAGGTTATCCCTAAATTAATTGAAAAGTGGAATAATGGCGCAGATGTGGTACTAGCAAAAAGCACTGAGCGATACACTGATGGTTTCCTCAAGCGTAAAACAACTAGTTGGTTTTACCGTTTTCATAACAAAATTAGCAACCCTAAGATTGAGGAAAACGCAGGCGACTTCCGTCTTATGTCTAGAGAAACAGTAAATAATATTATCAGTTTACCAGAGAAAAATCTTTTTATGAAAGGCGTTTTTGCATGGGTTGGTGGAAAAGTAGATATAGTAGAATACACCCAAGCAAATAGATCTGCCGGTAAATCAAAGTTCAATGGTTGGAGGCTTTGGAATCTTGCTATTGAGGGGATCACATCATTTTCAACTGTTCCACTTAGAATATGGACTTATATAGGATTAAGTGTAGCTGCATTTTCATTTGCTTATGGTTTATGGATGATAATTGACAAACTATTGTTTGGAAATTCAGTGCCAGGCTATCCGTCATTATTGGTTTCAATATTGTTTCTTGGCGGCATCCAACTAATAGGTATTGGTGTACTTGGTGAGTACATAGGTAGAATTTACATCGAATCAAAACAACGTCCAAGATATATCTTGAAAAAAAACGGAGATAAGTAATGAATATCTTATTTGAGAATAGATCTAAAGCTCAAATATTCTCATTTTCATGGGTGGTTTCATTTATTTTCGTTCTACCCGTTATAATATCAAACGTATATTATAGGGATGATCTAGAACGTGTCCTTACAGGAATACCTGCATGGACTAAGAGTGGGAGACCACTATCAGATTGGATTATGAATATAGTGACTGTTAACTACTATTCCATATCTGATGCTGCTCCTCTCCCTTTGATATTTTCAACTATAGCTGTTGCATTAACAGTAACATATGCAGTATTTAAATCATCGTTAGACAAAAATGTTTTAATGGCCTCCATTTTATTATTTATTTTCATTAACCCTTTTTTACTACAAAATATATCATATAAATATGATTCACTCCCAATGACAATCGGGACGTGTCTTGCTGTTTTTGCATACTTCTATAGCTCTGAAAATAAAGTAAAGAATATTATATTTCCATCAATTCTTTTATCTATGTCCATGGCCTCATATCAGTCATGCGCAAACATATTTATTGGTCTACAAGCCTTAAATATTATATATGAAATAAAAAAATACCAATCAAACAAAACGTTAGATACCGCTTACTCAATATTAAAATACATAATTGGTGTTGTGATATACTACGTTGTAGTATTTTTAATTATTGGAACCCAGACTGAAAGATCCAATATCGCGCCAATGGGGCAAGTTTATGACTACATTAAATCATCTATATATGCTGTTATCAATGCATCTAGTTATATATTAGGTTATGAGACAATACCTGTTGTTTATTTCTTACTTGCATCTTTAGTTATTAGAGTGATATATGAAATATATTTATCATTAAATGCAGAAAAAAAATGGAATTATGTAACAGATCTTATTCTCGTTATGGTAAGCCCATTTATTCTTATTTTTGCCGTATTAGGACCAACAGCAGTCCTTTCCGTTGGCTTCTCTGGTTACAGAACTATGCAAGGTTCGTCAGCATTAATAATTTTAATGTTGCTATCCTCTTACTGGTTGGTTTTTTCACGGATAAAAAAATTGGCATTTTTGATGTTTATCCCTGTATTATTTTCTTTATCCACATCTTCAATGCTAGGAAATGCGATAAAACTTCAAAGAGATTACGAAACGAGGATATTAGAGATGGCATTTTTCGATATATCATCCTTAAATCCAAATGATGATTCAATAATAATGATCAGTGGTACATTTAAAACTGCGCCAATGGCATTGAAAATAGTTAATAAGCAAAGGTTTTTAGGTCGTTTACTTAGTCAATCTGAGCCTTGGGAGTCAAGGCGAATAATGAAATCATTTGGCATAAAAAACATGGATTTAGGATGGGGTGGCGATAATATAAATGAAATAAAAGAGATATGCACCAGTGGACTAAATCCTATATTTGATAGATACCAATATCAAATCTATCGCATAGATCGTAAGATATTTATCTGGTTAAAAGATACCAATACGTTATGTAGTTAATTTATTAGGGCATCAATTTATTATTGATGCCCTAAACAATCACTGCAAGCTGTATCCTGACACCTGATATCTGCTTCTTACATTAGACTGTGCTTGGATAACAATCGATGTATTAGAAACTATCACACCTATATCAAAACCATCGGTGCTTGTTGACTTCATAAGGAAAGAACCATTACTGACACCAGTGGTTTTTGTAACATTGCTCCCAGAGTCATCAGTGAAATTTATCGACGTAGTAGTTGCAGATTTTGATATTACAAACTTGTTTGTAACTTTCTCTCCATTTGACCCTGTAATATGCAAATAGTATGTATTAGTTGCCACATTCATTGATGTTGGTATGCCAACTTCAAATATCGCGACATTTGAACCTCCCACCAGAGTAAAGCTGTTTTCTACTTTTCCATCACAATTCCATAACTGTCCAATTCTGCATGTAGTGGAGCCATTGAGATAGTTGTCAATGCAGGTTATAAAATCATATTTTGGAGATAATACTCCAGCATAAATCACTTCACAGTACGTAGATGACACAAATGTATTACTTTTAATTGATAACATAGCTGATGCGTAATAATTTGTACCTGCACTATAATCACTGATTACTCTTAGCCCACCGAATCGACCAGAATTACAGGAAATATCTATAGTACCTGTAAATGCGCCTCCCCCACTAGAAGATCCTGGGATGATGGTTAGCAGAGGATTGAATACTGCTGATGGTGTATCAAATCTGTTACCTGAAATACAAGCCTGCTGGCATATGTTATACGGATAGCAAACCATAATTACGAAATTTGTTGATAGTGTCGATAAAGAACTAAAATGATTATTTGTAATTCTTATATTTGTTAAAACCGCATTGCCATGCGTAACACCTAAATTTATTAGCTCTATATCACAGTTATCTATGTGAATAAATCTATTACCAAAATTAAGTGCGCCTATAGGGTTACTATGCCAATCCTGAGTTTCTGGGTAGAAAAATGAACCTGTAGAGTTTGACTCATTAATCGTTGGGAATAATGTTTTCATTTTAGAAACATAATTCCTTCTGTAATACCAACTTTTATTTTGGCTGGTATATTGGTACGCGCTTTTAATTTTGTGAGGCATTAATACAGAGTCATTCCACGCAAAACAGTCAACTATGGTGATATCTCTTTCAGATACCAATCTTGCACCGTTATAAATATCATATACCACATTTCCATTTACCTTGATCTTGACTCCACTTTGATATCCATTGTAGTGATTTAAGCTCCAACACTCAAACACTCCGACAGAAGTATATGTATTGCTTCCATCCGCCCAGAAGTTATCATCATTTATAATGCTATAATCATGGATGGATACTGTATTCATGGCCTTTTGTAACTGCTGCTCATAAATATTTTCATTATTTGTACTGGCCTGACATAACGTACCAGCCATGTTATGCACCTTGAAATTACTAATCTCTAGCGTATTGAAAGGCCAGTCCACTATAGCAATTAAGTGGTCATATGTATTTGTAGACGAGAAGTGAGTAATTTTTATAGAGTTGCAACCATAATTTACTTCATCTGGGTTGATAGATAATCCACCAAGACCAGAAAAAAGCACTACTCGTCCGTTTGTAGTAAAATGACTGAAAGAGATATCGTTTACTTTATATGTACTACCTGATGCAACTCCAAATAATCTTGGTGTTTTGCTTACGGATGAAATAAATCCTTCTACATGAAAGTAACTACAATTAATATATCCATTTTCTTTTAAAATAAAACCAAGCCCTAGACCAGCATGTATGGTTCCAGCTCCCCACATTATGATATTAGAAGCTTCTACATTCATATCATCAGGAAGATAAACAGACTTCCCCATCAAATTGAGACGAACGCCACCAAAAGTTGTCTCCATCTCAGCAAACGCTGATTTGTTTAACGCACCTGCCGTTACATCATCATACTTCCCACCAAATGCTGAAATATCGCCGTTACGCCATGCAAGGTACTTTGACACTGTTACATCAGTAAACTTCTCACCTGAAGTGTGCACATAGTCTGTGCCAGCAGCAGAAGCTAGCATTGAACGCAATACTGAATCACCGATGCTCAGCCACGCCCCCGCACCGATACCGCCGGTTGATTCAGGAGTTGAGCCAACTGGAACCGTCTTTGGTAAATCTCCCGTCCATTTGTAATACTCGCCATTACTTTCCCATAATAGCGCCTGATTAGGCGTCGTTAGCGTAGCTCCATCCTCAAACGAAGTGAGAGTAACGTATCCAAAGCTGGACATGGCTTCAAATGCGAGTTGTTTGATCCCCTCGATGGTGTAATGCTCACCACCAAATCGGTCGATATATTTCTGCGCAAGAGAAGTCACGAACTCGTCAATTTTCCCTGCGTTAAACTTCAGATCACGTGGTGATTCACTTGGTACTGGCAGATTTGTTGGTTGAGTGGCCATAATTTTTCCATAAAAAAACCCAGCGCTAAGGCTGGGTTATGAGAGTTGGTGTTGGTTAGGCGTTATAGTCTGGTTTTGCGTCGAAATACTCGTCGCACGTCAGTGAGAACGTGCCGTCTGAGTTGGGTTTCTTGTCTGATACTCGCCAGCGCATGGCCTCCATTTCTGCGGTTGTCGCGATGACATAGCGAGATGGTGATTGAACGTTGTAGCCGTCGAAAATGTTGAGTGTGATATTCGGTACCGCTGCGGTGAATCCAAACGTGGTATCGGTACGTGGATAAGCTCTGATTTTGTCCGTAGAGTTGCCGATCGAGTCGGTTACCCTGACATACATATCGCCCGCAAAGTTAATCTGCTCGCTCGTATCAAAGTCATTGCCGTTCCGCGCAACAATATAGCCAGCTTGCTGGTTTGTGTCGTAAGTGTCAGCAACAACAATCATCTCGCCCGGTGAAACATATTCCCCATCGGCCAGCGTCTTCATGTTCATCTTCATGCGAGAGCTGACCAACCGGTTAACTTCCAGAAGCGCCCTGTCTGTGGCTTGGTACTCATTGCGGCAACCACTCAGCGATATCTTCATCGGCGATGATGCCGCTTGCTCAACAATTCCCGTGTCAGTAATGCGGTACCGGATGTATGTTTTCTTGTTTGTCTTCGGACTGACATACTCGATTTCTACACCGTCGTAGCCACCCGGCATCGTCATGTCGTAACTGATCTTGTACTCATCAGCGACGATGTTTGCTCTGTTGAATACAGCAGACGGGAACTCTTTGCGCTCATCCCGAGCGAACGTCAGAACGCCGTCATCCCAGTACGCGATCACCCTAGCCGCGTTGCAAATAGTCTCTACACGGTTACCGAGTGAGATGTCTTCATCGTCAAATGTGTAGTCGAAGTATCCCAGTCGCGGATCTGGTAATGACTGATAGATGCTGTAGAGTTCGTACAGGTCTATCGTGTCTGCTGGCTGTTTCCCTATCACTAGCCACTCATGCGCAACGGCATCAGCAAAACTGCGCGAAGGTCTAAGCGTATAGTCAACCGCGCGAGTGTTGATGTCATAGCTGATTGTGTGACGTGTAACGAGTGCGTTGTATTTGCGATCACGTGAGCCGGTGGCCTGTTCAGTTGCGCGCACCGTGACTTTTACTAGGGTGTCATTTGGATAGGTCACATTCTTGCGCCGCGTGACTGAGTGCGCTTCGGCGATCTGCAGAAGGTTGCTATCAGAACTGTTGTTAGTCTTTCGCAGCTGGAATGCATACCGCGCTTTACCATACTGCGGAGTGAACTTGAATGTGCCGTATATGTAATCAGCGCGACTATCACTAGCGTTGAAAACATAGTTTGAGTAGCTATAAGTCGGTGAAATTCTGTCGTTATTGTCATTCACAGCCCAATATTCAAGCAAGAAGTCAGCACCTTCGCGCTTTCCAAGTTGAGCCTGCAGATGCACCCACAGTTCATCTCCTTCAATCGCAGAGAAGTATGGCCCTGATATATTCCCTTTGTTTTCAGTCAGCGTGAATATCGTGTTATTGATTGTCGATCCAGATGGAATCTCGACAGGGCTGTTGATTGATGAAAGCTGGAATGTGAAGTAGTTAACAGGGTCGATAACTGCGCTATCATCAGATTCAGTCGCCGAGTCAAGCGACGCTGAAAACGTTACGTCTTCAGTCACATCACCGGACGCCAGATGGCGCGTAACATTGACAGTAACCTGCACTGGCAGCGGCTTTGGGATGTCAAAGAAATAGTCAAAATCTGGTGATTGAACGATTTTAACAGCCGCTGATGTGCCAGTTATCGTACCTGATACCACATCATTAGTCGTTGCAGTGGCTACTTGTTCGCTATTGCTCTCATTAGGCCCCAGCACTTCTTGCCCGTCAACGTCATCAAATTCGAATCCCTGAATGATTTCTGGGATAACGGTGCCGGGTGGATAAAACTGGTAACTAGCGCCGGCAATCGAACCCAGACTTGACTCTGAGTAGCGCACACTCTCAACCGTATATTGCCCGATCCCAAAATTCATCCATTCCGTGACGTACTTGATGTTGTCAGTAAACTCGAACATAGACTGCTGGATCAAGTCTGGGAATGAGCGAACCTGCCCGTAAATATCAGGGCGCGCTTGATACGTGCGGGCGATATTTGTTTGACCGGTCAGCTTATTATTCGGGCTTTCTTTTGCGTTATTGTCGGCAGACGTCGAGAATGAAGGTTTAGGCGCTAAGAACGAAAATACTTTGGTGACGAGTTTGAAGACCGGACTCAGGATATCGCTGACGATGCTTCGAGGCTGATTGAATATCTGGATGCGATGCAACTCTGTGAGTTTAAACGAAAGCTCGGTCTCCTCGTCTGCCAATACACCATTGATGACGATCGCAATATCCCTATCAAACGCCTGCTGCTCCAACCACGTGTAAAAGTTAGAGCCGTTTGCCAGCTCAATTCTCTCCTTCGGCACCCCTGGCAAGTGCTGGATTTCTAGAAGTGCCATAAGAATAAAACTCCACTTTGGTAAACACTTTTTCCATTACACGAAGCTTGTCTAGCCTCACAGAGCCGTTTAGTCCACGGCTATGCAACGCCATTCCATTGAGCACTAAACCAACATGCTCAGCTCTGCGCCCCATGTATCCAACAAAAATGCCATCCTCGACGGGTACTTTCTCCCGCTGCCAAAACACTACCTCTTCTCTGTAGCAAGTCAGGAAATCACGGTTACTTTCATACCCAGCCTTGTGATGCACTTCTTTGCCGAGAACATGCCTGTAATACAGCGCGACGAGGCCCCAGCAGTCACAAGCCTCCATCGAGCAGGCGCGGTTAGCCCACGGAACGCCTATCATCCGTTTGATAAAGTCAGATTTAGTCATGGTTTATCCGATTTCGAGACCGGGCCAATCGGCTGGGTCATACAGCAAGGCCACGTTAGTGTTAAGCGGATTGGTCATAGATAGAGAAACGTTGACGTTGTCAGCATCAAGTGAGCAGTCTTTGACGTACAGCTGCCACTCTTTGATCGCAGTTGTCATGTCTTTAGAGTCAAATAGCCGATAGGTAACCGTGATAGGCTCAATGCGGCTATACGAACGCCAGACCTTTAGTTGCTGCTTAAAGTCCTGAGCAAGCCTGCTGAACTTAATCGTCGAATCGATTATCGGCGTGCTGCTTTGCTGGCTTTCTGATAACTCGAAGCGGCATGGCTTATACTCCACGCCGCCGAGCGTTTTCGGGAATACTTGGTTGTTGACTAGATAGAAACTGCCAAACGAAACATGATGAAACTCAATAGTTTCGTAGATTATCCGGTTAGGGCGCTGAGCCCGATACTCTCTTAGCGTTGGCATTATGGCACCCTCGGCAATGATTCCGGATCACGGTCATCGGGGTAGCCAGTGACAATGATGTCCAGCCAGCTATCCCACGGCGGTGGCAGCTCGACAATGATGTCGTCAAACTCATCATCAGCGTTATTCAGCTTCCGGCAGATGACACTTCCCGACCATGTAAAAATATTTCCCGTCTGGTTCCATGTTGGCCATGCAGTGAAATGCAGCTCCTGCACCTCTAAGCCTGTGTCTCCGGTGCCGTTATTCAGCCGCATAAAGAACCACTGGTTACAATTATCGAGATAGTTCGGACTGCGCAGCCACTGCATGAATGCACGGTGCTGTGTGAACGTGAATATCCACTTGAGAGAGAATGACGTTTTTAAATCATCGGTTAACTTCTGGAAGATTGGCGCACCGACAAGCGGCTGATCGGTTCTAAATCCGGTATCCGTCGCCGGACTCTTGTCAGACTTCTGCGCCAGTGGCAGCCAGTCAGGATATGGAATAGCCATCTTAGCCCCCAGTGGCGCGTGAAGTTGCTGTTGTATTACGGGTTATTGCTTGCTGCATAGGCCCCTTCTGATCCATGTCCAATATGAATGCTTGAATGGTTAAGCTATTACCGTCCTGTGATGTCTGAGCATCGTATGAGTGGCTTCCTGATGTGTAATCGTTGAATACGACTGATACCTGAATGTTGCCGCCGCCGCTGGTCTGCAAGTCGGCATTGCTAATCACTTTCCCACCGTCGCCGGGGATCATGTAATTCTTACCGCCAGACTGCAGAAGCTCTGGTGCTCCGCCCTCACCTACCCGATACATTGAGCCTGCTGATACGGGGCCTCCGTTTTTACGGGCGCCGGCGACTCCCATAGCGAGTGCGCCAAGTACGGCACCAATTCCGATCGCCGCAGCCCCACCGAATGAACCAATGGATGCAACAATCGCCGCTGGAGTCCATGCGGCTGTTGTTGTCGCTGCCGCAGCGGTACTAACTGCTGTAGTAGATGCAATGCCAGCGGTCTGCGCAGCAGTAGACGCAGCCACTGCGCCCACGGTTGCAGTTTGCCCCATGATCGCAGACTTAACCCAGTCAATGCCCATTTGGACGAATGAGTTAACTACGCTATTTAGAACAGTAGAGGCTAACGATCGCATTGCATCTGATGCTGACATTGAACCAGTCAGTATCCCAGTGATGGCGTTAGAGGCCGTGCTGCCCATTGAATCAAGCGCATTAGCTAACACCTGAGTGCCAGCATTCATCTGGCTAAACTCTTCCCACTGTGCCGCTAGTCTCTCTTGGCGATACTTATCCTCAATCTGTTTTCGCATGGCCTCGATTTGTTCGATTTTCTGCGGATAGACGAGGGCGTAGTTCTCAAGTTCGGTGAGTTGCTGCTGAAACTGGTTTTCTACGTTTTGCGTTGGGGATAGCGATCCGGAGAACGAGTCAGCTCTTTCTTTTGCTGCTTTTGCCGCTTCCTCTTCTTTCTCTTCTATAGCTTGGTATTGAGCTAGCCTGCGCTTGTTAGTCTCAATCTCTTTATCGGCTTCTCGTTGAGCCTTAGCCGCCGCCGTCTCTCTTGCTTTTTGAGCTTTAGCCGCTGCCTTTGCCGCTTTCTCTACATCTTTATCTGTCTGCCCAGATGGAATGCTAAACGGCGCTGTTTCTGACTTCTGTCCTGCTTCCGCTGGTTTCTTTTGCTTTGCCCTGATGTTAACCAGCTCTCCCTCTACCTGAAGGAGTTCACGCCGTTTTTCATTGAGTTTTGCTTGGTACGTTAGCTGCGTTTCATACCACTGCTTTCCATCTTTTTGCAGGTCATTTAGCTCTTTCTGAAGATCAACCTGCTTCTTCATCAGAGGCTCAAGATTCCCCAGCTCACCATATGAGTTGAGAGCTAAAGTTAGGTTGTCTGCCACTGATGAAATGAGTGATGATAAAGTTCTGGTTAACCCAATGGCCTGATCAATCTTCTGAGTAGCTGTATCAAACGCAACATCTAACTTGTTTTTGGCTCGCTCAACAGAGACTGGTAACTTTGCGAATTCAGCATCAACTGATTCTGTTTGCTTCTGAATTGCATTGAGCGCATCTTCGGCTGTCAGCTTACCGGCTAACATTTCCTGCCGTAGTTCGCCAAGTGACATTCCAAGCCCTTTGGCTATTTGCCTCCCAAGCTCTGGCATGTTTTCAAGGATTGAGTTGAACTCTTCCGCTCTAACCGTTCCGCCTGCAATTGACTGACCAAACTGGCGAAGCGCGTTGCTCATCTCTTCAGCAGAAGAGCCACCAATGGTCCCTATTTTTTGCAGAGTTTCTGTAACACGAATAACCTGATCGTTAGTCGCGCCATACTCTTTCAAGCTAGCGGTTAATGTTTCCCACAGCTTGGCTGTATCCGCGATAGATGAACCTGTCGTTGATGCAATAGCAGCCAACCGCTGCATATTGTTGGCGCCGTCAGCGGCATCTACCGATAAGCGGTTAATACGCGCCTGAAGGATTGCCATGCTATCGGCAATATCGATAACTTTCTGTGCAGTTTGGATAGTGAACGCGGCGGCAATCGCAACTCCAACCTTGTTCATTCCGGTTGAAAGTTTATCTGCAGAAGCTCCAACCTTCTTGAAGCCACCATCCATTTTATCCAAACGGTCATTTACTTTGCGCTGAGCATCAAGGAGCTGAGCGACGTCCATCTGCACCTGATAGACGATGTTACCTACCTGCTGATTGCTCGCCATTCATGATCTCCGGGCAATAAAAAACCCGCCGAAGCGGGTCAGTGGTTGTTTTTTATTTAGGCCGCCGCGTTTTTTCTCTTGGCTTCGGCCTCAGCCATGGCAATCCGGCGTTTTTTATTTTCAAGGTAAGAGTCAGCTATCTGGTTATATTCCTCGCGCGTGAACCCTTTCTCTTCTGGATATTTGTTCTTAAGCATCATCTGGAACATCGTCATCGTGAGTTGTTCCGCATCGCCTCTTGATAGACCAAAATGCGATTGAGCACTTACGATATAGTCCGCAGCACTAAACTCAGGGGAATAATCAGACTTTGACTCATTACGCTGCAGTCGCCTGATCTTAGCTTTCCCAATCACGCCATGAGCTAACAGCTCTCTAGCAATGATAACTATCTCAGCATCAGTAAGCCCGCCACGTCGCCGAACTATACAATGCTTCCATCCTTTTAGCTCACCAATTAGTGGTGTTATGTCTTCTTCACAGCAAGCCTGCATCACATTCATGGCGGCATAAACCACCTCAGTGTTTCCTCGCCGAATAGCCTCATTAACAACCAGTGGATGAACTGTACCAAAGGCCACTTGCGCTCGATGTAGTAGATTACTGATATCAAAACCAACTAACAGCACATGTGTTCTGACAATTTCAGATGGCGACCCAATTCTGGTCATAGCGAGAAGTGACGGCCTAAAAAAGAAATCCTTACCCTTTTCAGTGTCGGTAAGGACCATCTCTCCAATTTCCAACAATGGTGTCATAAAGATATTCCTTGTGAGCATTATCGAGGGCATCCAAGAACACCCTCTGTAATGCTTACGCTGCCGCGACAGTAATATCCACAACCGCGACTTTCTGCCCGTCATCAGTAATCACAATCGCATTAGCCGTTCCTGCAGCAACAGGAACAACTGTCACTACTGGGCCAGCCGCTGAAACAGTCGCGATAGCAACATCATCAGATTGAACAGTGAAATTCTTGTTGGTTGCGCCGGTAGGAGTGAAGTTAACAGTAAACGTTCCGTTAGTTCCGACAGTCAGGCTTAATGTCTCTGGTGCTACAGAGACGCCGGTTAAAGGAACATCATTGATGATATCAACCTTAACTGTGGACGCATTAGCTACCTTGAATTCAGTTGAGAATGTAACGATGTCGTTTGTGCCACCGTCAGCTGGTGTAAGAGCGGTGATCAGCATATACGCTGAAAACTCGATAGGGCCAGCCTGCATGCGAACCCATAATGTAGGTTGTCGCATAGCATTCATTTCATCTACGAAATATTTTGTGAAGCGACCAATACCATACTGATCTAACTTGTCATTTTTGCCTACCTCACCATCAATTGAAATTGTGGCATCTGCGGTAGTCAGGAGATTCTCTACCCATCCCTTTGTATCATCAGCCTCAGAGTTGGTAGTGTTAGGTGCCATATCTAAAGTCTTTGACGTACAGGCTGCTAAAGACTTCCATTCAGCCTCTTCAGGTCGAACATCAGGACAGCCATCGGCAACCTCTACGACGATATTACGCCCCATCAGTTTGCCATTATCATTAGGGCAATTTGCCATAGTGATTTTTCCTCTTATAAATAAAAAAGGCCACCGAATGGCAGCCGTAAGATAGGTTTAACGCTGGTTATGAGACGCAGCGGAATCGTAGTCGGATAACCATGCGGTTATCTTCTGTAGGGATTGGAGTTGGGAGGCCGCCATCATTAAAAATTGCATTCAGGCATGAGTCATCTGAATGTTGTGATGCGTAATCCAGAATATCCTGCGCTCGTTGTATAAGAGGCTGAACATCATTCTCAGCACCGACGATGATCACTAATACATAGTCTTCAGCGCCAATGTCATCGACACGCGATGTGCCATTATCAGGCTGGAATACCATGTACTTCATGTTTCCGGTGTCACTCTTCTGTTCTACCCACTGCACCATCTGCACTTTGTACCCGTCAGTTAGCCCGGCATCCTCCAACCATTCGCGAAACTTAATGAAAACTGGTGTGCTCATAACTTCATCTCATCGGCAATAGCCTTGTCGATTTGGCTTCGGCTTTCCTCAAATCCCAGCTTAAGAAATTCCTTTCTTGCCGTTGATCTGCGGAAGTTTTGCTTAACAGATGGATCATGGACGTATACTGCATAGTTTGCAGAATAACCAACACGCCCAGTCAGTATCTTCCCTGATACATTGACATCACGAAACTGAGAGTTGATAAGTGTCGAGGTATCAATTGGCGTATAAAGTGAGGCCTGAGCACCGCCGATATAGAGAGCCTTGTAGATTGCTCTCACTGCTTTTCTTCCTTGAATATCACCAATAAGCCTACTCATATTGGCTTTGGCCTTGGTTATCCCCTTCACCTTCACGCCCATATCAGACTCCGGTTATCAATGCATAATCATCAGCAACGCGATCAAATGTGTCCGCATAGCGAATGATGTGCTTAATCTCATCGGCTCCGGCATCTATAGGGTTGGACTCAGTAGACACTCCGATCAGCAGGTAGTCCCCTTCTTTAGCTTCTGCGTACTCAGTCCAAACGGTATCCTTCACCACGAACTCACGGCCAACATCAGCGTTACCGCGTTTAGAGTCGCCCCCATAGTCGCATGCAATAGTGAAAGGTGCGGCGAATGATGGCTTATTCCACTCATCAGTTCCGATGCTACGCCAGATTGTGGCCTCCGCCGTATAGCTCCAGTTGGCTGTAGCTGTCATTCTCGCCACCTCTCGACTTTTGCACCGCTATCACGAATGCGCTTGCAGTTAATCACCCATTCACCTGAGCTGTTCACATAGCCGGTGGTTTCACGTCCGGTATCGGTGCGAACCCATACGCGGGCGAAAGGTTTCGGGCTGCGTTCTTCTACAGAGAACCATGTCATGACTAACTCCCGCACATACATCCACCCTTGCCAATCCAGATGCCAGCATAAGCTGATACGGTTGGATCAGGAGGAAGAACACCGTTGGTGCAACCAAACTTATCAAGCCCAGTGAGAAGCGATAGCGAGCCTTTCCAGCGGTCAGCGAATGACTGATATCTGAAAGAACGAGATGCACCGCTTGGTGCCGTCTGGGAACTAATATATTTATCCCCCTGAGCAAGCCCCATCAGTCCAATCAAATACAACTGAATTAGCAGAGCCGTAGATGCTGGATAGTGGGAGTCTAAGCAGTCTTGAATGCTGTTAGCTTGATCAACAAGCGCTTGCAGGATGAAGTCTGGAAGCGTAATCCCGACCGAATCCAAATACTCTTTGGCTTGTTCGATGGTTACCATGTTGGCTCCAGAATTAAAAAGCCCCGCAGATGCAGGGCATAAAAAAACCGCTTTCGCGGCGTTTATTCAGTTGGGAAAAGTTCGTCCAGCTCACCCTCAGGCAAAAGCTCTCCTAGCTTCTCAGCACCAAGGTTTCCCTTGAACTCAATACCTAGTTCGGTCAAGCGACTGGCGATAATCTCCTTACGAGATTTGGTTCCGATACCAGCTTCTGGCGTTGCTGGGGTTAATTCCCCGCCAGCTTCACCGCGCATCAGTCGGACATTTGACTTCAATGCTGGGTGTAATTTATCCAGCTCGACTACGTCACCAACATTCACGCCAAACCAAGGGCGAATCACTTCGTACTTAGCCATGATTACCCCTTATGCCAGATTAGCGCCGTAGACTACGCCCGAAAGACCTTGATCATCTGCGGTAATTTGCAGACCTTCTGCGGACATGATCTGGAAGTTGTAGTTAACGTTTGGAAGCGGACGCGGCAGAGGAACTACCCCCTGAGCCATGCCTACCAGCGGAGAAATCACGTCGCGGCGACGTTGGTATGCAATAAACTCGTTGCCAGATAATGCAAAGGTTGGTCGTACTTCTTTCACTGGTGCAAACGGCAAAATAGCTTGCAAAACAGTACCAGTAATGACGCCATTCACTACATATGGCTGAGCGTAATTAGCCCAAATCTCAGGACTAACCCACTGGATATCATACTGCGCGACTTTGTTTTTGCGAGCAGTTGAACCAAAGGCACCCTTACCATAGAACTCAATCAGTTGGGCCTGAGTTGCTGAGGTTAAGTCGATATTGGCACCGCCAGAACCAGAACCAAGATTGATTTTCTGCGTATGGCGGTGGTTCTTCATGCCTTGCGCTGGGTATCCCTGCACCTTAATGTTTGCGTCACCAGAAAGATAATAGGCAACACGGCGTTTATTAACTTTGCGAAGCTTGGCCTGCTGTGAGTCAAGGACCAGATCAATGCCGACCGAGTTCATGCCAGCCGCATGACGCCAGTTCACACCATAACCGGCAGTAAACACAGGGATAGGGTCACCGTCGCTGTTATATTCTGTATGGTCGAAGGAGAACGGAGCTTGACCATCAATACTAACTGACACGTCATCAGCAATTTCACCGACCATATTGTAAAGCTTCGCAGTTTTACCAACCGGTAAGATTGTCTGAACGCCCATTAGGTCATTGATGATCTCCATACCATCTTCTTGATCACGCATTTGAAGAATCTGGTTATCAATTTCAGCCCAGAACTCTCGGGCAAAACCGCTTACTGCATTGCATGCCAGCATCTCAGGGGTCATTACCGATCGGTTAGCTGCAATCATTCCTTTCTGCTGCTGGTTCCAGATGTTTCGGTTAGCCCACAACTCATTCCAATGACCGCCGAGGCGGCTGTTTGCTGCCAATGTCTCTTTAGAGAAATACATGTTTTATCCTTCCTTATGCGCCAGCGCCAGACGCTGCAATAGTGCCAACGCGCATACGCACGCGAATGAAATCAGTAGAGCTTGCAGCAATAGTCGCTTCATCTTGGCTGTAGCCGATCACTGAATCAGTGTCAGCGGTTGCCAGAGTAAATTGACCATTAGAGCCAAGCTTGATCGGTGAGTCTTTTTTGTAGGCTCCAGCAACACACAGGAGAGCAAGCTCACGACCTTCTTCTACGTAGTTACCTACAGCAGAGTCACCTGATGGGACAGCGTCAAGAATGCCTAAACCTTCATGATGGGCGCAGTCGATAATGTAGAGTCGACCGGTTAAAGCTGTTGCCTGAGCAAACTTACCAGAGCTATTGATGATTGCTGCAGTACCTGGCAATAATGCCGCGGCAGTGGTTCGTGTCTCGGTTTTGTACAGAGACTTGCCGTCAATGTTTACACGGCGATAGCGAGAAGCCATTTGAATCCCCTCTTACTTGAAATATTGATCGGCAGCGGGTGCGCCGGTTTCTGCTGGGTTGTTTGCTGAGTTTCCGGCCAGCGGTGCCGCATCACCCAAGTTTTTAAACATGCTGTCCAACGCTTCACCAGACAGTGCGTTTGCTACGATATCTCCATGGACTTTAGCCACTGCTGCTCGCTTGGTAGCCTCTTCTGCTCGAGCGTTTGCGGTGAGAGAGTCTGATAGCTCTTTTTGATTGGCTTGCAGGGCATCAACCTTTTCCGCAAGAGGCTTGATAGCCTTTTCGGTATTTGTCGCCACTGCCTCACCAATCATGTTGCCGATTGTCTCTAGTTCTTCTTTGGTTAAAGGCATGTCGCCCTCCGTTTGGTTTGTATTTGTTGCAGGTCTATCCTGCTGGTTGAGGAATGATTTGAATTTATTAACCGCGACAGCCACCCAAGACTCTTGCCGGACTACTGGTGAGCCAGTTTCATCAAAGGTTATTTTTCCGCCATCGCTTTTATAGCCAAATACTTCAGCCTTACCGCCGTTTCTTACGACAACAACTTGCGAGTCAGTGAAGTCAGCAACCCACGCATATTCATCTAGGCCAGATGCAAATTTGTCTCTTACCGCACGGTCTAGCCGGTTTTCTCGTTCGCGATATGACTCGCCAACCAATGCACCAGAGTTAGCTTTGATTGGCGTCGCTAGATCAGCGTTAACCATTAGCCCGACGCCCTGTTCAGGCGTTGCGGCACCAACTTCATGGAGTAAGATTGCGTCATGATCCATGGCTTTAATCTTGGCGACCCAATCAGCGCCTAGCGCTTTTTGTTCTTCGTTTGCTTCAACCTGATCGAGGAATACAGCAACACTTGTGTGGATAGGTGGAACATCTTCTCCGCGTTCAATAGCAGCTACGCGCTCTAAAAGCTCTCGCCCACCCTCTGACTCCTCTGCCTTACCGATATCTACCCACTTTTCTAAGTAAATACGGTTGCCGGACTTCTTAACATTACGGTTCCAAGCCCCTACGTAGCCGATGTTTAGCCCTTCAGGAGAGAATGCTGATACAAACTGCCCATTAACCATTGGGTGGCCTAGTGGTGCCAGCGTCCCTTCAAGGCCTGTGTAGTGAGCATCAATTTCGCTTTCTGGGTATAGTCCGCCATTCATAACTACGTTTGCTGGCAGCGTATAACTGGGGAGGATCAGGTGATCGCGACCGTTGTAATTCTCACGCCTGATAGACTGACTGTTGACCTTAGTTGTGACGTTAACCTGCATTGTCATCGGTTAATCCTCTTGCCTTCATTGAGGTGTATTCCTTCCTCGTTCGTTCGATTACGGTGTTTGATAAGGGCTCACCTTTGTCGTCTACCAGCACGGCTACAGTGGAGCACTTGCAGTTAATTGAGTTTGCATCTCTAGACCACCAGTCTCGCTGCTCATCCGTTGTGTAGAGTTTTCCATGTCTAGCTGCGTGAGTGCTGCGAGTTGTGGGGCTCAGCGCTGAGATATGAAGCTGCATTGTTTGGATGCCGTAGTTGGCCTTGGCGTCATCATCCTCATCCATACGGGCTCTTCTTAAAGCCGTAGTGATTTCTGTTCTGGCGATGCGATTGGCTCTACGGGACTCAATGCCAGTTTGAGCTGTTAGGTTTCGTGCAACCTCTTTGGGATTAAGGCCACGCCCGATGCCATCAGTTAGTATCCTAGCCATGTCAGCTTTAACTTGAGCGCTTAGGTTCTTCATTTCTTCAAATTCGCGAGCCCGAACCAATACAAGACGTAGTTGGTATGGCTCGCTCATCAGAATGCTTTGAACGCTATTTTGCCCAGCGGCATAGGCCGGTGATTGCTGGGATAGGTTTGCAAACTCTTGAGCGGTACCGCGCTGATATGCCACCTCGACATACTGATCGAAGAACCATAGGTTTAGCTCTCCACCCTGAAGCAATATTTCATCCACCATCCTCTCTCCATTCTGCAGAAGCATGGATAGGAGGCCTTGGTCTAGTTGGAATGCGTACCGTTGGTTTACTGCGGGTGATGCGGGGATTCGGTTCAGTATCTGTATATAGCCTTTGGTGATTAGCTTCATGCGCTTTGAAAAATCTCGCATGGCTCCACGTTCTAGCCTATCAACTCCGGTCGGGTCCTGTTTATTGCTGGGTAGGATCGCCGACTTTGCTTTCTTCGCCATCGTCGATTTCCTCACCTAGCGGGTCATTTTCATCTGATTCATACCCAGCGGCCTCTCTAATCTCGTCTCGAGAGAAAACAGGCTCTCCAGTGGATACAGCCTTCTGGTTTATTTCGCTCATTTTGGTTGCGCTATCTAGCTTGTCAGATGATGACTGTTCGTTGAGGTCGTCCCAGATGACGGTTTTCTCTGACACAGGATCAATAATTTGTAGCTCGATTAGCTTGTCAGTGAAATCTTCAATGTCGTATGAAAGCTCTCGCTCTCTGCGCGACTGGCAACGAGCATTCATATACTTCTGGTCTTCAGTGCTTGCTCTCTCGCCAGTTTGCATACCGACAAGAACCTTGGCAGGGATATCAACACCTGCCGCTGCCGTCTGGAGGTTTACGTCATAGGTTGGTGATGGATCAGCTACTGAAGTGACCAGCGGCGTTACTACCGCCCCTTGCGTTGTGAGCGTTGTATCGTTGCCGCGGTTTATCTCTACAGCAACCTCGTTGAAAGTATCCTGCAATTCTTCAACACTGACGCCATACATTGATGCAAGGCTGTTGAAGTTAATTTCCTTATCGAAGTTAATATTCAGCTGTCTTGCCGCATTCTTTAGGAATGACTCTCCGGATCCTCCCTCAACTTTCTCAAGACTGACAAAAGCGTTGTATGAAGGCTCTAAGAATCCAATGGCATCGTCTGAATAGTCGCCAAGAATAAACACGCGTTCAGGGTGAATCTGGACTCTACGACTCCCACCATTTGATAGATATTCGGTGTATTCCCACATAGTGGGTAGACCGTATGTGATTGAATTGATATCCGTATCCAGCGAATAAGGTTTTAAAGCCCCAGCCCATACAGGAGTGACCTTTTTTAGCCCCTTCCCTTTAGTTACAGACTGATTCCAAGCCTTGTTATCACGGATGTGAAGCAATATCCCAGACCACCGGCTAACCAATCGACGCTTATCAGCTTCAGCAAAGCTATTCCAGAGTCTGTTAGTGAATACCGGTTTAATCTTCCCTTCCCAAGCAGTAGCTTTCTTCGCTTTATCGAATTTATCGCCTTCGATGATTTGCGGATTAGACTTCCAACAGTGGGATATGATCTTGTTGACTGCGCCAAATGCAATGCCGCCGCGCCGGTATAGCTTATAGAGGTCATCAAAGGTTAAGTCCTCTTTGAAGCCATACTCACACCACGCTGAGCTTCGCTTTGCATCAAGTCCCATCGTTGGATTTAGCATCCCCATACGGGCACGCGCGTTCCTTGCCTCGTTCAACGCATGGTTGACGGCTAGCTTTAGTTTTTCGTTCATGCTGTGTCCGAATTAAAAATGAGAGGTGGCTATCTGCGACGAAGACGGCTTGGGATCATCATCCCTGCAACAACTGGCTCGCTAAGTTCGGTTAATGCCCAAACTAAAGCGTCCAAACGGTCAGGGGATTTTTTGGCTGTCGATGGCACATATTCCATCATTTGGTTTTCCATGACATACAGGCTGCCACGGTGGGCCACTCTGCCTTGTGCATAAAGCGCCGATATTGGCTCTGCTCTGGCGTATTTTCCCTTGCTAGCATGGACACGAATTATCCTGCCTTTAAATCCGGCATTTTTAAGTGTGTCCTCAGCCATATCTCCGCCCTGATTTGTCTCGATAACAATGGCGTCTGCATCATGAGTTTTGTAGGCCTCCATGGCCTTTGTCGCCCACCCATTCGGTGAGTACTTTCCGCTGTAGTCAGCATCTACTGAATACTGACGCTCATCGCCACCACCATAAGAGCTTGCTACTGCAATCCCCGTTTCATCACTCTCATCGCTATTTGTTGCTTGCGGGTCAATAGCCACAACAGTCCTAGCAAGCTCTCTATGAATATTCAGAGCATGGGCTGCGCTAATCATCCCTTCATTCCAGAGCGCGCCATCAGAGTTAAATCTGCGAGGGTTTTGCATATACTGCGCTTCGAATGTCCGTCTATGGGACTCTAGGGATACTCGATGAGATTCGTTGTGTTTGAATGGCCAGAGCCACCCATCAGGTAATCCGTGCTGAATTGGGATTCCATGGGTATTTTCTTCATGGTATGCCTGAGAGTTGTCGATGATCACTGGAAGGTTGAGGTGGTGCCACATCTCACCAGATCCGCCTCGCAACAAGTAACCACTTAAATCGTGATAGTGGATGCGCTGCATGATGACAATCATTGGCGTCGTTTCTACGGCCAGTCGAGATTTAATTGTCTCGTTGAACCGACTGTTTACGCCATCACGAACAACTTCACTGTATGCATCATCTGGTTTAACAGGGTCATCTATGATTAACGCTCCCTGCCAGCCATCTTCCATATGCCCAGCTCGAAAGCCAGTAACCTGACCAGCAGCTGACGATGCATAAACTCCGCCGCCGTGCTCAGTCCACCACATCGCTTTACTGTCTGCATCATCACGCAAAGACATTGGCCACATGGCTTGATATGCCTGTGACTTAATCATATTTCGTGTTGTTGATGAGTTGAGTAGTGCTAGATTGTGTGAGTATGATAGATGCATGAATCGAGCGCGGTTGTTTAAAGCTAATCCACGACCCATCATGTTGATGGTTGCCAATTCTGTTTTAGTGTAACCGGGAGGAACGTTGATGATGAGGCGCTTAATCTCTCCGTCTATAACCCTGTCTAGCGTTTCCTGAATCACTTTGTGGTGCGGTGCGACAATCATCTTGCCGCCGGTGCGCTGTTTGAAAAAGTATCGACTGAAGTACAGGCCGTCAGCCTCGCACATTCTCGCGCGGATCAAATCATCAGCAGTCGTCATTCTCCATCACCCGCTTTATCTCTTCAGGTGACATAGTGACAACTCTTACCGGACCGCCACCCTGACCTGTCAACTCGATAACCTGCTTGTCTAGTCCAGTTAATTTGGCTTTCCCCATAGTGGCAGCAACAGCAGCCGATGACTGAGGTGTTTCGGCACCCAGCGCCGCTTGCCTTGCCTCTTCAAGCTCAGCCAGAAGAGAATCAACTGTAACGTCATGTCGCTGCTTGATCTCTCCCTGCAATTCCTTAATCCTTGCCGTAATCTTGCCGATGTCGTATAGCTCTTTTGCTTTACGATTCACCGTTTCTGGCTTCATGTTCTCGGTGGCATACGCTTTACGGTAAGCCTCCGAGGCATTACCAGTTTCTATGTATGCCTGACAGAAAGCCTCTTGCTTAATTGTCAGACCCGCCATAATTACTCCTGAGTTTCTTCCACTACCGGCTTGAATGTGATTTCACTCAACTCATCCGGCTGAATGTATGTCCATGAGCCGTCATGTTCTGCAATAGCAAATAGACCGTTAACCAGTCTTGGCTCTTTGGTTGTCATGACGCCTTCGTATGTTGTTCCGTCTTTCTTTGTTGCTTTGACGTTGTACTTATCAGCCATAAGCGAACATTCCTCTGATTTTTGAGTATCCGCCCTCGGGCGCCATGTGAACTTATGCTGCAATATCGTGTGCTCTCAGTGAAAACACACTGTATTGCTCCATGATTCTTCTGCCACGGTTCATGTAACCGCCATGAGAGCGAGTGGTAATCGCTCGGCATTGGTCGTTATTGATGTCTCTGTACGCTCGCGGCTAGGAGAGGCACCGGTTATGGCTAATACAGAGATGCTGCGACAACCCCACGCAATTTGATTTGGTTAGCCAGACTCGCCCCGCGCCGCAGAGGTGCTAACTGACTTACGGCTTACCCGTCAGCAAGATTGGATCACCATCCTTTCGGGGTTATGCAATCTGTTTCCTTGTCGGGAGGAATTGGTAAGAGCCGTTGTGAAATAGGCTCTCAACCTTGGATCCTTTGATTTCAAGAAGTCATGCTGCTTTATCGTCTTTTGGTAACCCGGGGATGATTAGCTGAATCTGCTCCTGCAATTGAATTCTTTCAGATTCAATACGGCGCTTCTCTCCGCCAACTCCCCAACTGTTCATGATTCTGGCAGCGGTGCTAACTCGTCTGTTCTTGCTCTGATATTCCAGTTCAAGCTTGTTCGCCTGAGCGAAGAGAGAAAGTTTGCCCATCACTACATCGCGGAACGTCTGATATACCTTCACCTCGAAAGAGGCAGACAACCAAGCTGCGTACTTTAGGGCAATCAATTCGTGCGCCCAAGTACCTCTATATGCACCACCGTGAACCACATCAAGTATATGATTTTGTTCCAAAGTGTCTTTTAGCACTTTGGAAACCTCATCAATAAATGCCTGAACTCCATCAGCACCAAGAAACTGACTTGGAACCTGCCACTTCTTAGCTAGGCCGCCTGATACTGCTGCTTTGTGCATGTCGTTCAGGTTATAAGTTCCGTTTTCATTACTTCTAACAGGGACGTTTTCAATAACAATGCTTGGATATTGCATGGTGAATACCTTCAAAAAAGAAACCTCTGTTCACCAGAACGCCCATACCCGATCGCACCATGCTTCGATGGAGTTCTCAGAGGTCGCTTTTGTGAATGGTTTCGGGTTTTACGATGCGCGGTGAAAGCGCGATTAAATGCAGATGTAAAAAAGCCCCAGCGATTGCTGAGGCCAGTCGTCAAGTTAATTACCCCTCACTATAGGGATCTGAATGTGCACCCTTATATACACACACCGAATTAATCAGGCGTGTGACTTATTAACTTGATGAGGAGATATCTATGCCTATTACGTACAAATTAGCCCTAGCCTATGCACCGGTCATTCTGTTTTTGTGCAAAATTGCGTACCACCTTGTGCAGTACAAGTTCCCTCTAAACTAATCAGCGTTCGCCCTTCCTCTGCCTTCCTAATATCTTCTTTGTCTATGTTGCACTGCTCTAATGCTGAATAAAGTCGGGCATTTAGCAGAAGGCTATCTGACCATGACATTGAGTTCGGTACTTTTGGTTTCGGTGTTTCAGCAGTCAGATTAGAAGGTAGCGTGATTATCGGAGCTTGAACGTATACCGTCCGCGTACTCCCGCAGCCGCTTAACTGCATCAGTAGGAATAAGCCGATTAGCGCAATCATCATTCGCAACAGCAGCTTTGATGTCATTCTCGGCTCTCTGTGACTCCAGTGCGTCCTGAGCTTTTGCATTCTGGTTGGCCTCGGAGATTTGGTTGAATAGAGTGACAGTTGTCAGGACGTTTTTAGTGATGGCCTCTGCGCTTTTCTGGCTGGCATCCAGATCGCTAACTTTCTCGTTCAGCTTTCCGTTGTTGTGCCAGAGGACACCAATCCCTACAGCAAGCAATACCAGCAATGTCAGCAATACAGTGGTTAACTTGCTCATCTCTGACTCCAGGTGCAAACCTCATATTCAACGTCGCGCCGATTCATCAAACCTTTCCACTTCTTGCCACCGGCATACACCCATCGTTTTAGCTCATCACATGCTCCGGAATAATCACCGGCATTGAGCTTTTTAAGCATTGTGGACTTGATAAAGGCGGTGGCCCCAACGTTGTAGGAAAATGAGTAGATGGCGGCGAGCTGCGTTTCGGTAGTCTTAACTTTGATGCTCGGGTTGACCTGCTTTGCAATCTGCTCCAAGTCAGCCTTGGTTAGCGCATCACACTCTGCATCTGAATATCGCTTGTTGAGTATGATGTCTTTCCCTGTATGCCCATCGCAAACCGTGATGATTCCGACCACATCTTTGTAGGGAACGTACTCTCGCCCCTCCAATCCACCGTTACCGCTTAGCATTACCGTTGCGATTGCAATGGCACCGCCACCAATAACCGAGGCGATTTTATTTCTGAGTGCTGGAGACAATCCCATTAAGTCTGTCCTCCCGCTCTTTACGTCGGTAATACCAGTTAACACCGCAGGTAATGACTGTGCATGCTATACCGACAATAATCGCCCAGTCGCTTAGGCTGAGCCCTGCCATTTTGTCGGCCAACATCCAAGATACCTCTTTAGTAGTTTCGGCATACGCTTTCGCAGAGACACCGCAGCCAGTCAGCGCCGTGCCTGTGCCATATGAAAGTCTGCTATAAATTGTGCTCATTCTAGTCATAGCCTCACCTCCCCTGTGGGGTTAGGTGCTGTGTGTTTGTGTAGGGAATAGCGTCCCCCGTATCCATGCCAATCTAGAGGATGTGTGAGCGCGGTTGGTTGGTGTTGGATGACGCTAAATGCAAGAAAGCCCCGAGCTATTAACTCAGGGCTTGAAATTGATACCGACCTTCCAGCCGGTTAGGTGGGGATAGCAGTCAATCAGACGAACATACCCACTGTGCGATTGTTTTTTCTGGCGTCGCACCGTTATCCAGAAAAATAATTGTGGTGGCTGGTGCTGAACTCCAGCTTGACGGGATTAACAGTTCAAGGCTTGCAGCAACCGCCTTATACACTACCTCGCCATCGGTCGCCTACTTGCGCATCAGCCTGCGCATTCACCACAACTGTCATGAGCATTCAGCTTGTATCCCATACGCTATCCCTTTCGGGATGGTTCCGGCGTCATCCAAATACTCATGCAGTTGTGCTGAAAACTAAAAAGGCCAGCGATTAAGCCAGCCTTTTCTTTGAAACCCACGTTAAACATCTTCACGGATTTCTAGTGTTAGAGCTAGATTATTCTAGTTTTCTGCATTTTGCAAGCAGCAATCGTTACCGGATTGAAACTTTCTTCAATTTAGTTGGTAACTTTCGCAAGTTCGCGATTCGCCCCCTCTTCGGATGAAAGCAGTTCTGTGATGAGTTGCTCGTAGAATGGCTTTATTGCCTTATCCCATACTGTCGCTGATATTGCATCAGTGTGAGCGCATATAGCCCTAAATGCCTTTTGCGCCGGTATGCGTTCATAACCACGGCCTGAGCATTGTTTACAGGTATGTTTCACTGGCACGCCCTGCCGCTCCGTCTCTTCGCGATTAACAGCTTCACCGCGTCCGTTGCACTTACAGCACGCCACGGATACCTCACCCTTTCCGTTGCACTTCGGGCACATCGTATGGGTAACCTCCTCCGCATACTTCGGTGGTGTATTTCCGCATCCGGCGTGTTTCATGACCTTGGCCTTTGCCCTGATAACACCTGCGCCTTTGCAGCATTCGCACTGCTCGGTTCCGGCGGCAGAACGGCAATAGTCTTTGTATGCAAACTTTGCGAGCGTTTGCACGACCTTCACCTTAATATTCATATCAAGCTTGCGTAAGGCGGCAACCTTATCGCAGTACTTGAGTCCGTATTGAGTGAGTAACTGTACAGAGCGTTTTTTATCGTTTTCGCTGATATTCATTTTCCCGTTGAAGGCAGCAAATCCGAGTGGTGCTCTACTCTGTACCATCCCCAAAGCGCACATGACATCAGTGTTGGTTAAAGCGTCTGATGCCGTTGCGCGAGGGGAGTCGCTGATCTGAGTAGATTTCGGTGAATGAAATTTGACTGTGCTTTCGATATTCATCGTTTACCCCACCTATTCTTCCCACTATCACCGCGCGATGTCATGAATACACCGTTTACTATTGCGTGGCGCTTGGCCTCTTTGTCGTTGAGATATTTGGATATGGTTTCTCTGTTGATGTGTAAGCGTCGTGCTAGCTCGCTCTGATTACCGTATGTATCGACTAGCATGTCGGGTATGGTTCGGATTTCGACATTCATAGTTTCCCCTTGTCTGCCAAAGCCAAATAGCGATCGCCCTGTATCAATGCGTAGCAATAACGAGCCCGATGCGATCGACGCAGGAACCGTAAGCTAGGCATCATGAACACAGTGCTGATGATGTTTGCCGCTTGCTTGTTGTGTTCTGGTTTAATCACGCTGCCTCCAAATATCTCTTTCGCAGTTTTTCGTAATGACGAGCCCGCCGCGTGAAGATGGCCTTCACTCGTTTCAGGTACTCGATATCGAATCTTCTTGTTGAATTGTCGTGCTCTAGCCGCTCTACGCGCTCTATGCCGATTTTCTCGATGAGGTTAATGCGGTAGGGAATGATGTTTCCTGATAGCTCCCTGTTGCATCTCACGCATCCTGCGTGGATGTTGAAAACATTAAATCTTAAATGCCTTGCCGAACCTCTTGACCGATAGTGACTCGCGTCTACTGCCCCACCTCTAACCCCATAGTTAAGTGGCTTTCCACAGGCTATGCATGGCTTCCCATAATCTCGCCAGAAGATGAACCGGTTAACTGCTGATTGGGCTTCTTTATTCCAGTCTGATGCCGTTTTTAGTTTCTCTTTGCGCTTACGTATTTCTGCGCGTGATAACTTGGCTTGCTTGCGCTGTTCGCGTTCATCTTTGAGCTTGTTTTGACGCCGGACAAATTCGAGAGAGCAAGATGGTGAGAAGCAGGTTTTTTGGATGGTGTTGCGAGGGATGAATTCTTTATCACATATCGGGCATTTCTTTGGCTTCGGCTTTTTAGCCTTGAGCACGTTTAATCCTCCGATCACACTCTCTGCGCCAGACGGCGAGGTTGTATAATACAATCTCACTTTTGGTATTGAGGTATTTACGACGATTTCTGATGCACTTTACGTATGAGTCTAACCCGACAATCCAGAAGATAAGCGGCCATGCCAGTGCTATCGCTACAGCGACCAAAGAAATAGGTAATCTGTACCAAGCCTCTCTCAACTCAAAGTCTGGAATCTCAAGGATTGCATCAACTATTCCACGCCAGATATTTATTCTTCCTGCTGCCTCTGACATACAGTCGATGATATTGAAGTCGTAGCCATCGGCGGCGGCCCATGATGGTCTGTCTTTGAAATGCTTAAAGGTGAGCATGTCTATCTCCAGATTTTGGATGTCTGTATTTTTGAATTAGGTAGGTAATTTGATTCAGGGAGAAGTGCTTGAACGAACCAGTGACGATTGTCTGCTGATAGTGATTTGGTAGCCTGAACTCCGTTGTTTTTGTATCTATCGAGTAGTTGATTAGCTTCTTCTGTGGTCATTGGTTCGTGTGTAACCACGTTAGCTTCATCTGCGCCTCCATGGTTTTCTTTTCTTATCCCGCCATGGTTCATTCCTGTTGTAATGGTCAGTAAATGTTTTTGGCGCTGATTCCCATAATCCAATCTTCGCCGATTTTTTCTGTGTACTTGCTATACAGTATGCGATTGCATATGCAATAACTGTTTTCTTCATGCGGCCTCCGGTGGCTCGGGGTCGGCAGCTCGATCGGACTTGTTCTTGTAGTAGACAGCCCAACTGAGTGCATCCAGTTTCTTTCTTCCCGCGGCATCGTAGATATAAATCCCATTCCTGCACTCATGGTTCTCTTTCACATCTGCTTCAAGTCTTTCTAATTCTTCGTATGTGAGTGTGGCTAGCTTGTGCCTGTCCCATCCGAAGTTACGAGGTAGTTTGTCTCTCATGGGTATTCTCCATAGCTATATGCCCGATATGGGAATCCCCATAACGGAATAGTTTCAATTGGTTAGAAGAAGCTCTGTAGTTGATTGAGGATATTTTCGTCTCTCGTTCCGGCGAAAATATGTTTGATAGCTGCGTTAATCATCGCGTTATAGCAACGTTCGAACTCATCCGCTTCCATGTTCGCGTATGCCAAGCTCTTAGCCTCAGTTCGTATCTCACCGTTTAGCCGTACCGTCTGCTCGTAAAAACCTGCGAGTATCGTCAGGTCTTTGCGGAACCGGTCAAACTGGCTGTGCTCATCCATATGCTCAAGCCCTGCCTTGTTTGCACACCAGTGCTGAAAGCAGAATTTGAAGAAGACGAACATCTTTTTGTGAAATATCGGATTGCGGGTTAGCTTGAAATCAGCGGTGTAGACTTCACCGTTTTTGAACTTGGTCAGGCGGGGTAAATCGTGTTCGAACATTGGTACAAAAACACCACCGGCATTTTTAACCATGTCGATTTGCAATACGTCCTCCAGAATTTGTGTTTATAAAAATCCTAAATGAAATACGCTCCAGCAGATCGTATTATTTCAACTCTGGCATAGGAGTTAATATGCGTATTAAATCAATCCCCCTCCAAAATCATACCGATACTCATCGTAAAAAACGTTCTAGATCAGCGTCAGCTCCTGCTCCACTTTTTGGCCCTAACAGCATCAAGCCGACTGGTGATAGTCCGCAAAAAGTAGCAAGAGAGAGAGCATCAAAATTACGTGAGCGTAACTTTAGAAAAATTGCAGAGACGCTTTATAAATCTGGCGTCATAACACTGACGACATTTGACAGGGAATGCTCTGCCGGAGGAAAAGATAGGAAATACTTACGCCATATTTTTTCCCTTCTGCTAGCAGAGAAGATCAAGGCAAAGAAATTGAGGCTGGCTGCAGAAAACAAGAAGAAAAAATAAGCCAGATATCATCACAATTGCTGATCATGTTCACGACTTGTCATCGCTTTTCTCTAGAGCAGGTGCTTCATACAACTCTTTAATCACGGCGTCTTTGAATGCCCAGCTATTGGTGTTTGGCTTGTTGAATACAACTGTTGGCAAACCAACTTTATGCTCGATAGCCCACGCATACGGCTTACTCTTCTCTTGTGTCACATGCTGTGCTGTAGACTCTATTTCCGCAGCCTCGCGAGATAACTCCCACCACTCAAACGCCTGACGAGCAAGCAGGGAGTAATATCCCCAATCAGGCTCATCATCAGTGCCGTGGTTATACCACTCCAGCATGGTGTCTTTGTGGGGCTGGGGAATATCTGGATATGCTTTTCTAAATGTCTCTTCAAACTGCTCACGACTTGTCATGACTATCTCCAATTAGGCTACGTTATCGCTCATCCATACTTGGTCATATTCTGACGCTGGCATGTTGGCGACAAAGTTATAAGGTGATTGAGTTTCCATTGTGAGGAATTGATGAGATTGCGGATCGAGAAACAATGGTATGCGGCCTTCCCAACCTTCGCCGTTCCTCTGCTTCTCAAGTGATAACACCGAAGCTGAAGCACCAAGCAATTCTCTTTCGCTATCGCTAAGTTCTTGCCCTGATTCCTGCTTCTGTAATGCCCTCTCGCGAGGTTTGTTTCGCCAGATGATAAACAGGTTGTCTGTGAGGTCTGTAATCGAGCCAGAGCCTTTCACGTCCATTTTACCTGTTGGTTTTTCTTCGCTATCACCCTTTCGGCTGTGGGTGACAAGGATCACATGGCAATTGGTTTTGTTCTTGAAGTCACATAGCGCGTCGATGAATGCCTTTTGACCGTTGTAGTCGTCATCCCCGATCCCACATTTCATCAGGCTATCGATAACAAAAAGCTCGATGCCGTATCGTCTGCGAGCGTATTGGAATATTTCGATTAGCCGATCGGCTTTCGCTGTACCCGTCAGCCCGAATAACCATAGCCGGTCATCGTAAAACTTGAAGGCGGATTCAATCTCAATCTCTGGCGGTAGCTTTGCACAGGTAGCCTGTCGAGTGAGTCGTTTTAGCAAGATGGCTGGCTTGAGCTCTAGGGATGCGACACAGGTTCGTACACCTTGGCGCATTGCCTGTAAAACCATGTGGCCTACTACCTCGGTCTTCCCATGACCGTTTACGCCGTTGACTAACGTCAACTCAGACTCTCGGAAAGCAAAGTTGTGGTTTAGTGGCTCCCACGGGCTGTAGAACATGCTTTGCTCTTTGCCGTAGAACGCTTTAACCGTCTCCTGATAAAACTCTCTGGCGCTGTATAGCTCCTCGGGATCGAAGTATTCAGCCTTCTCCAAAAGACCAATGATTTCGTCAGAACTGATACCAGCCTGTAGGCATTCGTTGATGTCTTTGTGTGGAAGTTTGACTAATCGGCATCGGTGCTCACCTAAGCGGCTTGCAATCTCTTTCGCTGCGGCTTGGCCTACTTCGTCCCCGTCCATTGAGATCCAGATTTCATCGAAGCGGTCTAGGTTGTGATACTCAAATTCAATCCATTGCTGCTTAGCTCCCTTGCCACCTCCGAATGGGACTGATAGAGCTGGTAGCCCGTACTGGTGATATGACATGCAGTCAATTTCACCCTCGCACAACACGACGATACGGATGTTTTTAGGCATCGCTTGCCAGCCAAATAAACACGGCTCGCAGTCGCCTTCTGCCATGATGACCTTTTTCCCGTTTGGCCTCTCAGTGCTGATACGCTTTACCTGCAAGAGCTGGTCATCACGCTTGTATGGGAACGCTATCGCGGGTAACTCTCGTTGCTCATCGTGGCTCCAAACTACGGCGCTAGATACCTTGTAAGCCTCTGCGGTTTCTCGGCTGATCCCTCGAGTCTCAAGGTATGCAAAGCAGTCGTCAGTCTTGCGGAGGAACTTTCTGATGTTCTCGGGCTTTGGCTTGGAGAATTTCTTCTGCTGCTTGGCTGCGAAGTGGTGATCGTCGTCCTTGATGCCTAGAAACTCTTTGGCCTCTGACATTGCCTGATGCAAGCTGCAATCCTTCACAGCAATCCACAGGTCGAGTAAATCTCCACCTTCCCCCGCCGCAAAGTCAGCCCAAACGCGCTTACCTGCAAGATTCACCTTCAGGCTCTTTCCCTTCTCGCCGTCCGTAGAGCCAGCCACCCATTCGTGACCGTCTTTTTTCCCGTTTGGAAGCAGGTAGTGAGCGACTCTTTCGACCTGATCCCACAGTAGGCCGGATAGTTCAGATGGTGTCATTAGGCCTCCCGAAGTTTAAATTTCATGAAGCAGTATTCGACCAACTTTGCGCTGAATACGCCGTGGTTATAACCGCTGATGAGTATGGATTTGATGATTGGTTTCATGGTGGCCTCAGTAGAAAACTAGGCCATTGCTGCCGATGCTAAATTTTGAGTTGGTTGGCTGCGTTGGTTCTGGTGCTGGCTTCTCGTCATTCCATCGCTGCCCGTTCAGGTACGTGGATGGGTGAAGCTTGTCAAAACCAAACTGCTTGCCCTTCCGACTGGCGATATCGTCTGCGAGGAACTTTGCGAATTGCTCCGGCGTACCGCCTGATTCTTTCCGCCACGCTTTGAACTGCGTCCTGAATGCCGATTTTGCCTTGGCCTTTCCGCCCTTGACCATTCCAGCAAGCCAGAATATCTCCTCGAATGCACGATCGGTTTCTTCGTGAAGGGATGGGGATTTTTTACACTCCGTTCGAACTTGTTCGGACATAGTGTTTTTATTTTCTTTCTTTTCTTTTGTAATAGTTTCTTTTGTGTGTCCCTGTTTTGGTGACAGCGCTGTCACTGTTTTGGTGACATTTTTTGTCACCGTTTTGGTGACAGTGTCTATGCTATGGTGACACCCTTCAATTTGCCATTCATCAATCCGTTTATTTGGTCCGATTTGCTGGCCTTCACGGATGATAACCCTCATGTTAATCAGCTCGTTTTTTGCCTTGTTCACCTTCTGTCTTGGAAGTCTTGTAATCTGAGCTAACTGGCTGTCAGATATGCGATCCATCTTTTTGCCATAGCCAAATGTTTTACGGCAAATGGCATGAGCTACCTTGCTCTGATTCTTCGTTAAATCCGCGCCAATCAGCTCTTCATACAGACCATTTGCAAGACGGGTATACCCATCTTCGATTTCAGACACGCGGCGCTCCACGGCCTCCAGTGGTGGCCTGTAATCAGATAACTGCTTAACGACGCCCATCGTTTTTCACTCCCGCCTTAGCCAATCTGTAAACGCCAATCAACCGTTCTGCAAAAGCGCGGTTATTAGAGGCAACAACAACCAGACCATCTGGAGAGTCGGGGTAACGCCGTTCCTCTTCTCTATTGCTTTTTCTACGTTTTGACATAGAATTACTCCTGTGAATTGATCCAGTAATTCGCTTAGGCCTCGAAACTGTTAGCGCAGTTCGGGGCTTTTTCATTTGTGAGCATTACCGCGACCTTCTTTGCCAGTCGCGATAACTCTTCGTCTTCTACTCCCCATTCCAGTACAGCTAGTAGCATCGACATGCGTGGAATGAGTGCTTCTTTCCATCTGCTGATTTGGGATTTATCAACCCCTACCGCTTCAGCGATATTTGCTACACCGCGAACGGCGATCTTGTTTAATAACTTGCTTTCAATTGCACGTGCTTTATTGCGTGTTGTTGCATGTTCCATTTGTGATACTTCCTTTGTTGAATAAGTGGTTAGAGCGGTTTACCTGCGGCGCGGACTTAGCCGGATGTCGCTAGGCGCACCTGTCCCGCTATAAGACTTCTGGTGCTGATAGAGCTGTTAAAGAGCGGTGTTGCTTAGGCTGCTTTGCTGCCTGACTTCATAAACTGTTGCGGATAGAGAATTTCCATCGCTGAGATTGCCCCACCAAAAAACTCGGCAATTTTTGTGGCCTTATCTAATGATGTGATCTGCTTACCACGTTCGATGCGGCTTAAGTTCCCCACATCAATCTGAGTAGCCAGTGCTACCTCTGCGATTGTTAGATTTTTCTCTACACGCATTTTTCTTAGTGGCGTTTGCATATAAAACCTCCATAGATGCGCATTACGCATATTATGCCACATATTTAATTTGCGCAATACGCTTTGCGCTAAACGCATAAAATAGTCAAGATTTAGCTTATGAATAAGATAGGTAATAAGATCAGGCAGATTCGCAAAGCGAAGAAAATGACAATCCTTGAACTGGCAAACGCAGTAGGAAGCGATGTGGGCAACATATCGCGGCTAGAGCGCGGCATTCAAGGTTATAGTGATGCAATGCTCAGAAAAATAGCCGATGGGCTCTCAGTTCATATTTCTGAGCTATTCTCAACTGAGGACGATGGTGGTACTGTTGATTCATACAGTGTAAAATCTCTATCTGAATCGGGGAGAAAAAATGTGTATCGTGTTGATGTTCTTGACGTTAGCGCCAGCGCTGGAGACGGAGCTAATACTGGCGATGTAGTCGAGATCATCCGCTCTATTGAGTACGTACCCGAGTATGCTAAAACGATGTTTGGCAATAGGCCGCAAGGTTCCGTCATGCTGATCAACGTTAGGGGTGATTCTATGACGGGAACGTTAGAGCCGGGCGATCTGATATTTGTTGATACGCTAGCCAAATTTTTCGATGGTGATGGAATCTATGTGTTCGATTTCAACGGAGATACATTCGTTAAGCGTCTTCAAAAAGTTAAGTTTGAGCTTAAAGTAATATCCGACAATAAAGCTTACGAAACGTGGTCTGTAACGCCTGACGAAATGGATATGCTTCATATTCAAGGAAAGGTTCTTATTAGTCAGTCGCAGCAAATCCGCAGACACGGATAACCAACAAAGAATCCATTTAAGCCCGCCTCGCGCGGGTTTTTTTGTGCCTAAAAATCCCCTCATAAGTAACAAAAAATAAATTCATCATTAAAACAACAACATGCGCAAAAACCTCATAAAACACACAAATATGCGTTTGACGCATTTGCGTTATGCGCATATATTGATTTCACACAAAGCAGGACGCACTACCCAACAGGAAGTTGGATGCTCTTTAACATCGATATCAGCGCTAAATGAGTTTCATGTACCAGGCGCGCCTAGATCGGAACGGACTAACTCTCTTTCCGGCAGGTAAACATGAACTTGTTTGCTTTGGGGTGTGGTGTAGCTCAGTTGGTAGAGCGGAGGCTGCCCGTGCTTCGCGTCGCTGGTTCAAGTCCAGCCGCCACACCACCAAAGCAAATAACAGGAGACAGCTATGACAATGGCAAAAGTACGAGCAAAGGTCGCAGCTAGAAAGATTCAGGCGATCGCAGGTCGTAAGGCTGAAGACAGAACAGTAAAAGCACTATCACTGCCGACACCAGTTATTAGAGGAGAAGAAGAGGTAACCGGTTCATGTTGCCTGCCACAGGTAGCAATATTCGCAGCAGGCCACCGCAAGAGTGAGAACGTTACAGCTCGCTAAGGATCTGGATATGAAAACAGCACACTATTAAGCAAGTCGCTCTCAGAAGTTTCTTATCGTCGGCGTTGATGGCCGACAGACGGAAGAACGCTACGATGCCTGTAGCAAATAAGAAGCTCGGAAGCTGGCGAACGAGTTGTCAGCTAAACCAAGGAATTTTTGACCTGCTTATCCTGCTCAATAAGCTCGTCCATAAGACTGTCCGACTTCCCAGCAAATCTCATGTAGCACTCATTAAAGTAATTGTCTGGGATAACAAAGCGGTCAGTATCAGGATATCCGATAACAGGAGGCAGTCGAATGAGTAGTCCTTTTTCGAGCAAGGAAATTGATTCTTCGCTACCCTTTTTCGTCTTTAACTTGTTGTTGGAAGCTATAGCGAAAGCCAAATACGCTCTTTCGCCAAGCGTTAACGAATCAAACAAATCTCGAACGACTTTTTCTTTTAGAGCCTTACTTCGCTTAGCAGTTGACGCCTCAATTTTTTCAGCCACTGCATTATAGCCAGAGTTAACAATACCATTCAGCACATAACTAACGCAGAACAGCAGAATGTAATACATCCAGTGCTGAGGTAGGATTTCTGGATTATGCAGGTTTACCCATTCTTTCACGCTTACCGGCATAACGACAATCAAAAAAATTAGGATGATGAGCATATGAATCAACTGTTTAAGTGTCATTCCTTGCAAGAAAAAACGCATTAATTCTTGCCACCATGAGTTGTTCATCGGTGTCACTCTCTTTGCTCTCTGTAGGGGTGTTTTGAGTTTATCCGATTTCTCGCTGTAGGGGTACAACGAGAACCACCTCGCTTGATGTGGATAAAAGCAGGCAACAAACAATCACAGGTCGCTAAGGCGGCTTTTTTATTGGGTGAACAAGGGGTGTGAGATGGGTAATGTTGAACGCATCGACGCAATGATTAGGCACCTTCGTGAAATGAAGAGTGACCTAAATCGAATGAAAAAACTAAGCGATAAGGACTATCGAGATTTAACGCCAAAACAGGCGCAAAAAATATCAGCAGATAAAGACTGGATCGGGATGGATTTGATTAAGCGCCGTCACGAACTACATGCTCTTTCTGTCGAATTAGGCTTCGCAGAGCGTCGTGATAGCTACCATGCAATCGAACTCAGGGACAGCTGGCATGTTTTCAACTACCAGCCACGTGAGCCAAATGCAGCATAACGAACATACCGGAATTTCCGGATAGTTGAGGCCGCCTAGCGGTCTTTTTTATACCCAGAATGGAGATAGATATGAAGCACACACTAAAAGTTTATAAAGATTCCGAAACATACCCTGATTACATGAAAGTACGTTTTGATAAAACAAACACAGGTACATCATTCCCGTTTAATGGTCACCGCTGGGCGTATGAGCATACTGCATTCGATGATTCTGGCGATTACGACCTGCTTTACCGTTTCGACGATGAGCCATACCCAGAAGAAAAATCAAATTCTGTAGATGAATTAACTGCTCGCGACTACTTCGCAGCTAAAGCGATGGCATCAATTGTGCGCAGATATGACGGTCATTCATTTGGTGGTGGCCCAAAATCACCTCAGTACAAAGAATTAGCGGAAGATTCCTATTTCATTGCAGACGCAATGCTAAAAGCCCGTGGCGAGTAATGCACCTAGCAGGTATTCACTGAGTATCTGCTGTGAGCAATCCCGCTCATAACTGGAGAATGACTGCTCTGGTTAGCTGACACGTTTTGCCCCTCTCGTTAGGGGCTTTTTTATGGCTGGAGGAAAGTATGACCGACTTAGATTTTTGGGAAGAGTGTATTTCATTGGGCGCGGAAGACTGCGACCTGACGCTGACACCAGAGCAATTGAAGTGCCTAGCTGAGTCTGTAAGTGCTGGGCATGAAAACTACGGAATGGCCTTTTATAGCCCGCCAGACTCCGACAGATATGACGACCTCGAACGCGAGTCTCAATCAAAGCTAAAGAAATTGCAGGCTGAATTTGATGACTATCGCAACAACGCCGAATCAGCTGTTAAGCAGGCTCTGGGCCAATATCGCGACGCTAATGTCAGCATTGGCGACCACGGCGAAGTATTCCGGCACGATGGCAGAACAGAACAAATTCAATAGAGCCGCCTAGCGCGGCTTTTCCATACCCGCAATTCATCGCAAAGCGTAGACATTTTGCAATGAAACCAACAATCAAACAGGAGTAACCCATGCAAGAACTCAGCTTTGCAGGGTGCCCTCGCATGGGCACTCTTCGCGAATCACAACTAGACCGCATCGTTCGTATCGTCACTCAATTCTTCTCACCACTCTGGAGCAAATAACTATGACTGATTTCATGAGAGAACCATGCCGAATCCAAGCGGTGAGAGCTTGTCGATTTCTGCGCTGGGTTAAACGACTTCCCGTAGTTAAGCACTTATTCATCAAAGGCGATCCGTTATGAATGCATCAGTGATTATCGAGCTAAATAAAATCATCAGCGGCTTTAGCGAACAGACCAGTGAATTAGTTCTCCAGCAGGCCGAGGCGTGGGAAAAAGAAACAAAGCAGTATCACATCATCAAAGCATTAAGCCATCTATCAGGGCTCTCACACGAAGCATTAGAGCTAGCTCTTGAACACGGCGACAATCCAGAAATATTGGCTACCGCCCTATTCTCTATTCTCCAATCAGCAAGCCAGTACCAAACAGCCATCGAGCTTAAACACATGCAGGAGGCAGCATGAGTAACCAGCAGGTTATTAATCAGGTATATGGACTGATTAACCCTCTTCAGACTGAATTCGAGCAAATTTGCTCTGAACCATCAATCAGCTTTAAGCGAGAGTCAGAATTTGCCATGCAGATTTTCGCTAACAATGACTATCTGGCTGGGGTAGCGATTAATAGCCCTGTCACGACATGTAGTGCAATAAAAAACGTTGCTGCTATCGGTATCACGCTCAACCCCGCCCAAAAGCTTGCTTATCTGGTTCCCCGTAAAGGTCGTATATGTCTGGATATAAGCTATATGGGGCTGATGCATATCGCCCAGCAGTCTGGGGCTATCAAGTGGTGCCAGTCATCAATCGTCCGCAAAAATGACAAATTCATGCGGACAGCAATCGATAGGCCACCGGTTCATGAGTTTAACGAGTTCGGAACAACTGAAGAGCGCGGAGAAATTGTTGGGGCCTACTGTGTAGTGAAAACTGACGATGGCGATTATCTGACACACACAATGCGAATCGCGGACATCTTCGCTATACGTGATCGTTCTGAAGGTTTTAAGTCTGGCAAGTCCTCTCCATGGAGAACCGATGAAGAGCAGATGATCCTCAAGACCGTAGTCAAACAGGCTGCAAAATACTGGCCACGCCGCGAGCGCCTTGATGCTGCAATCGACTATGTGAACACAGACGGCGGTGAAGGTATCAATTTCAAGGAAGAGCGAACTGAGAAAGATATCACGCCTGTCTCTGACGAGTCGGTGAAAGCAATTACGGATCTGCTTATCAAGATGAATAAGAACTGGGATGACGACCTTTTGCCACTATGCGCAACTATCTTCCGCCGCCCGTTCTCAAACGCAACCGAACTAAGCGAGCTAGAGGCTCACAAGGTTATAGATTTCCTTAATAAAAAGGCGGCCGCATGATTTCTCCTGAATTAATTCTACAGCGCACAGGGATCAATGTGCTAACCGCTGAGCAAGGTGGTGAGGACTGGAAGGCCTTGCGACTTGGAGTAATCACTGCATCACGAGCCCATGCCGTTTTAGCCACAGGGCGCGGCGGTAAAGGATGGGGAGAAAAGAAGAAAAGCTATCTAATGGAATTAGTCGCCGAGGTCTGTACTGGTCAATCACCAGAGATTTTCGGTAAGCCACTTGAATGGGGTACTGAGCACGAGGCCGAAGCCAGAACCTTATTCGAGTTTATGGCAGGGAAAAATGTCAGCACTGAAAACATCATGTTCAAGGATGAAACATTACGCACCGCTGCTAGCCCTGATGGGATTTGCTCTGATGGCTACGGCTTAGAGATAAAGTGTCCGTTCACCACCACTGTATATCTCGATTTCAGAGTGAATGGCGTTATCAAGCCGGAATACATCGCCCAGTGCCAATACAGCATGTGGGTAACAGGCGCTACCGGTTGGTATTTTGCGAATTATGACCCACGCATGAAACGTGAAGGTCTTCACTATGTGTTGCTTGAACGCGATCAGGAAACCATGGCTCAGTTTGATGAAATGGTTCCAGAGTTCATTGAGGCAATGGATTCTGTTTTGTCTGACCTAGGCTTCCAGTTCGGGGAGCAATGGAAGGTGTAAATGCGCCGATTAGCATTCTATCGGCGGCCTCATAACTCCACAGGGTTCAAGGAAAGCGTAGTTAGGATGCTCGGGGAAAGGCCAATGACAGGATCAGAGTTGGCTGAGCATTTCGGAATGAGGTTGCCAGAGTTCAATAAACGGATTTATCAGGTACTCATAGAAACAAGCGTAGTAAAAGTCGTAGCCACGGAATGGGCTGAGAAAGAAGGAATCAGGGACAGAACCTATTCGATAGAGCGAAGAGCAAAACGCATCACCCCACCCAGACCAAAGAAAACAATCCCCATCAGTCTCAAGTCATTAGATTCAATAACAAACGGAATGAAGCAAAAGCATATCGACGCCGCCAAGCGCCGAGCAAAGCTTATTGCATCTGGTGAATACAGAGACTGGATGGGTTAGGAGATATTCATGAACGACCTACCGATACAAACCTACGAATCAGTAGTTCAGCAGCGTGATGCGCTAGCTGCTGAGAATGCAGCGATGAAAGAGAATATTGAAAATGTGCTTTCCCATTGGGCAGCCGCAGAGCCAGTGGATATGTCATGGATGATGGACAAGTGCATGCCTAGCTTACGCGATAGTTGCATTGAAACCATAGCCACAGACGAATTTACCCGTGAACTGATGGTAAAGGGTGTTGAATCTGGAGCTGAGTATTTCAGAAGCCGAGCAAAATGCGCTCGCGGATTAGGCCATCACGACAGAGCGTGTTTCTTAGATACGACAGCGGAAATGTTTGATGAATTCGCCGCCGAGCTCCGTAAGGGGATTAATGATGCACAGTAACAGCAAAGAGCGCTACACGTTTCGCGGTAGAAAAGCAGCCAGAACTGAGTATTACGAGAAATTCGTTAAAGGATGGAAGCTGCGTAAGTGCGGGGCGTGTAACGGCAGCGGCTACTACGATCACAACGGTTCGCCAGACTGCGGTGCATGTGACGGGACAGGTAAAGAGCGGTGCAAGCCAGAGGAGCAGAGCAATGACTAAGTTAACACCTAAGCAAATTGAGGTCTTATCTTGCGTTTGCAACGGGGAAAAAACCTACGCTATCTGTCGTCAAACTCTCAACGCATTACTGCGAAAAGGATTAATAACCAGAACCGTTGTTGGATACTCAATTACAGCGAAGGGAATCGACGCAAAGGAGAAGAGCAATGTCTAAGTTCACAACTGAAATCACTATCGAAGAGTTACAGTACCGAATCCATGCGCACGAGAACGACCTAACGCAGATGTGGACTGCCGACTACTTCCTGAGCGTGCAGAAGGAGCTTTTAGCATTAAAGCAAGCAGCTAAGAATCCGGTGGCATACAGGAATAAATTCACTGGGCGGTTTTTTACGCTTGAACAGCAGCAGAACGCCGCCGCTGATACCGCTGTATATGAGCCTGTATTTTTAGCAGCACCGGTATTACCTAAACAGCCTGAACTGGTGGTACTAACAGATGAACAGATTGATGCTGTGCTAGATTCAAAGGCAAACATGGCGTACATCATTTCCGATAAGCGTGAGCGTCTGCGTATGTTTGCGCGTGAAATTATCCGCACAGCCATGATTTCTACAGCACCAGCACAACCTGTAATACCAGAACAGGCCAAGCGCGAACAGGTTCGCCGTGAGCACGCCGAGTGGTCTGACGCCACATTCGGCAACGTTGGTCCAGTTGGTCCACTTAAACATCTGTCAAAAGAAGCTCTTGAAGCGGCTGCCGCCCCTGACGATCTGCTTGAGTGGGCTGATATGCAGTTTTTGCTATGGGATGCACAAAGACGCGCGGGTATTCCTGACGACTTTATCACTGTAGCGATGATTGAAAAGCTGGAGATAAACAAGAAGCGTCAGTGGCCTGAGCCGAAAGATGGTGAGCCACGCTTACATATCAATACACAATCAGCACAACCTGTAATACCAGAACAAAATAAATTCCGCGATCTGTCACAACCAGTTGATCCGCAGATTTCCGAATACGAGAAGGCACTACAAAACGAACCGCAAAATATTCCAGAAAATATTCCGGCACCGCTAGATGCTCAAGATTTAGAACTCTATGTAGACATGCTCGAAAATAGCGATAGCGACGATGAGGACGGGGAACTAAACAACACCCAGCTAATCGTGTGGCTCAAAGAGTTACAGCGCCGCCGCGAGCTACCAGCACAACCTGTAAGCGAGCCTTACAAGTTACCTCAAGGCTATGCACTGGTTCCATGCAAGCTAACGGCAGAGAGCGGAGCCAAGTCATGCATGATTGGTAAATTCATTGAACAGACAGAAATTAGCTGCCCTGAATGCTTTGGTGATGATGAATGCGAAACCTGTGATGGCAGTGGGACGATCGAAGTTACTGCTCATGTTAGTTGGACAACCATCAAGGATATTTGGGCCAAAGGGATTGAACACTTTGCCGCCGCCCCTGCACAGGAGAGTGAATAACATGGCTAAGCAGCGATTATTAATTCTCAACAGTGGCGGACAAACATCTGCATATATGACGCGCCGCCTGTTAACTGAATATGCAGACGAATACGAAATGGTTGTTGTGTTTGCAAACACAGGGCAAGAGAACAACGAGACGTTAGATTTTGTTCGTGATTGTGATGTTAATTTTGGCTTTAACACCGTGTGGATTGAGGCGGTTGTTCACGCTGGGCGTGTAGCGACGAGTCACAAAGTTGTTAACTACGAAACCGCAAAGCGCAGCGGCGAGCCATTCGAGCAGGTTGTTGAAAAATATGGCATTCCGAACCACAGCTACCCGCATTGTACGCGTGAGCTAAAAGAAAACCCAATCCATAGTTATGTGCGCTCAATAGGCTGGAAAAAAGGCGAGTATTTAACAGCTATCGGCATTCGCGCTGACGAACCGCGCCGCGTAAAGCGCTCGGTATCAAAGCAAACTGGGCAGATTCGCATTTATCCGCTAGTCGATATGTTCCCTACCGACAAACTCGACGTGCTGGATTTTTGGGAGCAGCAATCATTCAGGCTGCAACTCAAAGACTATCAGGGTAACTGCAAAGTTTGCTTTAAAAAGTCAGACAAGAAGCTACAGCAGATATACCGCGACAACTGGCACCACTTCGACATTTTTGCATATCTGGAAAACCAATACGGGCAAGTTGGCGGAAACTCAATCAAAGGGAAGCCAAGCGACGAACCGCGCAAGTTCTATCGTGGATATCGCAGTGTGCGCGATTTGATAGCATCTTTCGATTTATCGCAGCCATTACCACCGGTTGATGATGAAGAAACTAACGAAGGGTGCGCTAGTTCGTGCGAGCCTTTCATGTCAGATGAAGAGTCGCCAGCGTGGGGCGCTGAAGCAATGGCACAGGAGCAGAAATAGATGGCTAACAGAACAGCAAACAGAAAAGCTCGCCGCTTACTTGGCATGAGCTACAGAATAAGCAATAAGCCTAACAATATCGCCTTCCTATTCCCGATCCCTGACTTTTGGCGCTTTCAGTTACCAGAGCATTTACAATCCCATGATGTGGTTGCCGTAAAGCCGGCTCCATATACTCTTATGGGAATGCTATGTGATGGTTATGGATACTATCCAGTTAGTGCCTTCTACCCTTCTTATATTTCAGCAAAAGTTAAGGTTCGTGAGCAGAAATAGCACCATCTCGGCGTAGAATGTATAATCCAAGGATGGAGGATTTATGTCGAACATGTCTAAAAAACGTAGCATAGGCAGGATGATTGCCAGAGCAAAGGCGATCGCTAACAAGCCTGATGCAAAATCAGAAATGGAGCTACTGAAAACTCCACCTAAAAACCGCACTGAAGCCAAAAAGCAATTAGCACTAAAGCTGAAATTGGTCAGGTCTGGCGCACTAGATAGCAAATCACTTCGTACATTATCGAAACAGTCAGAACAGGCATTGTTAATAGCTAATGCTTTACGATTTGATGAAGGGTTAGTCGATTCGGTATCTACGGATAAAACATCAGACTCTAACAAACGTTGGCGCGGGCGCACTGCCGACTGAGGTGAGTATCAATTGCTATTTTCGTGTGATAGTGATTCGGCTTATTAGAAGGGAAGAAAAATTGGACTGGAATCATCAGGATTACATAGCTCTTGTAGCAGCGGTGGGTACAGTAGTAGCGGCGGTGGCTGCAGCGATAGCTGCATGGCTGAGTTTCAAAAGCGCAAAAGAATCGAAAGAGTTCCAGATTCAGGCGGCACGTATCAGCTTAGAAAAGCAACTATATGACCTTCTCCAGTCAGACGCTATTAGAGCGAATGACATTGTAAGGGGCATTCAGTCGCATGATTGGACTTTTAACCAAGTAGCCAATATCACATATGCTATAGAGTCAGCTAGAAAGCGAATTTTGGCAATGATGCCACCATTGGATGACGATCAGATTTTAAGATTCAAATCATTCTTCAATGAACAACTTTCGCATGAAATTAAAACTGAAATGAAAAATATGACTGGTCCCCCCGATGCTTTATATAAATCAGGAGAAAATTGGCGTGATAGCCCTGATTTGGTAAATATTTTCGAAGAAAATAAAGATTTCTTTGGGTATGACTACGTAAGAGACTCTGATTTAGAAGACTAATTTAATGACAACTCAATATACCTCGCTTCGGCGGGGTTTTTTATTGCCTAAATTTGGAGGATTTATGAGACATATCATTAAAGGCCATCCAGAGCGTACAGAAAGAGCGGCTATGAAAGCTGCTCTCAATCTCCATCAAGCCAAGTTCGGCGATTATGGCCCAACCAAGAAAGGCGTTACTTATTACCTTCAGGTGGAGGATGAGAAATTTGCTATCGAGATTATTAACCGAGAAAAATCGTATGTGGCTACATCGATGATGCGGCCGCGTGAGTTATCTAAGGTTTGGGGGAATGCAGCGTGAATAAATACAAACTGATTTATGCAGACCCGCCGTGGACATACCGAGATAAGGCGGCCGATGGCGAGCGTGGAGCATCATTCAAATACCCCACGATGAGCATATTGGATATATGCCGCTTACCTGTATGGGACTTAGCTGATGAATCTTGTCTGCTGGCGATGTGGTGGGTGCCAACGATGCCAGTCGAAGCATTGAAAGTTGTCGATGCCTGGGGATTTAGATTGATGACTATGAAAGGATTTACATGGCACAAGACAAATCGACGCAAAGGAAACAGTGCGATCGGCATGGGCCACATGACAAGAGCTAATAGCGAAGATTGTTTGTTTGCGGTTCGTGGCCGATTACCAGAAAGAATGAACGCAGCAATATGCCAGCATCAAACGTTCCACCGCGCCGAACATAGCGCCAAGCCCCCAGAGTTTCGCGATTTGCTGGTCAGCTTACTAGGCGATGTGCCTCGTATTGAGCTATTCGCGCGACAACAAGCTGATGGTTGGCATTCGTGGGGTAATGAGGTCGGTTGCAACATCGAGTTTCAGCAAGGAGTGAAAGCAGCATGACATGACAGCAGAACAAGACAACGCGATCCGCAACGTGGCGCGGCGATGCAACGAAGCAATGAAATCTGCAATAAAGTCCGCGCCAAAAAAAACCAACATCGACACAATCACCCGCCCCATTCTTCTCAGCTACTACGACACCATTAAACCTCTCGGAATTCCATTCGTTAGGTTCCTTTGGATTATCGGCGTTTTGAATGGGCAGTTTGAGGATAAATGATGAACGAGGAAATATTCACGCTCGAGGAGGCCTGCGCATTCCTCAAGATTAGTTTGAACACAGGTTATGCATGGATTAAGTCTGGAAGATTACGCGCAGGACGAACCGGCAGAAATGGAAAGAGTGGCGATTACCGCCTATTGAAATCAGATTGTATTGAATCAGTTCGCCCACGGATCAACAATCAAGCCGTGAATGCGGTTGGCGAACAGGATGAGGGTCTTGTATGTCAATCAAACAAAGAAACGGTATCTACCACTGTGACTTCTTTACGCCTAGTGGGAAGAGAATTAGACAATCTCTTGGGACAACGGAAAAGCGGCAAGCAAAGGAGTTGCACGACAAACTAAAGGCAGAGATGTGGCGAACTGAGAAGCTGGGAGAAGCGCCAGTTAAGCTATTCGAAGAAGCCTGTTTACGCTGGCTGAATGAAAAGTCACATAAGCGATCGCTAGATGCCGATAAATCAAAAATCGGCTTCTTTCTCCTTCACTTTCGAGGTGTTCCGATCGGGGAAATAACTAACGACCGGATACAGGCTGCATTATCGAAAATGGAGAACCGGTCGCACCGTGCAAGATGGGAGAAGCAACGTGACAGGCTGATGAGGGATGGAAAGCCGGTTCCTGAATACAAGTCAAAGCCAGTAACACAATCGACCATCTATTCTCATCAGGCATTCATGCGCTCTCTACTTCGTATAGCAGCTAATGAATGGGGATGGTTAAATTCAGTTCCGGTAGTAAAGGCCAAGTCACCACGTGGACGTCGAATTCGCTGGCTAACTAAAGATGAAGCTCGTCGTCTGCTTGACGAGTTGCCTGTGCATTTCCGCAGTGTGGTCATGTTCGCTTTGGCTACTGGTCTACGCCGTTCCAATATCCTCAATATGGAATGGTCACAGATAGATATGCAGAGAAAAATGGCATGGATACATCCAGAAGACGCAAAAGCAGGCCGAGCAATTGGGGTGGCACTCAACGACACGGCCTGCTCTGTTCTTCGTGGTCAGATTGGCAAACATCACAGATGGGTATTTGTACATGAAGATTCCTGTATTCGCCCCAACGGTGAAGTTGCTCCGAAGTTACGCAAAATGAGAGTCGATAGCAATAAGGCATGGCGATCGGCACTCAAGCGAGCGGGTATAGAAGACTTCCGTTTTCATGATCTGCGGCACACGTGGGCAAGCTGGTTAGTTCAATCTGGCGTTCCTATCTCTGCACTACAAGAAATGGGCGGATGGGAGTCGGTAGAAATGGTTCGCAGATATGCACACCTGTCACCGAATCATCTAACAGAACACGCTAAGCAAATCGACGTTGTTTTTGGAGTTTACGGCACAAATACGACACAAGGGGAGATGGCGGAGCTGAAGGAAGTGATGTAA